AACACAACAATCAAATACGATGAACCAACAAACCAAACAACAACAAATTGAACAATTGTGGGAAGAACAGAAGGATGGGTGGGAGATGATGACCAAATGCGACCAATTTATTGAAACCAAATACGGTGATGAAAACACTGATGACCATTGCGTATGGCGTGTGAAATCATTGGAACAAATACGAATTAAATTTTTCGAAATGTTTGATGAAACAATCACGTCAGTTGCGTGGGAACTTGATGTTTTTGATAACACTTGGGATGAAAGTGATGATAATGAAGGATACGGTTTTCATAATATTTACCAATTAGTGATGGGAAATGAAATACCGAACCCTCTTGATGGAAATTCGGTTTTGAAAATTGCCCCCTCGAAAAATGGAAAAATAAAAATAATGAAACAAAATTTTGTGGGAAATAATTTGAGAAGAGAAATTGATGAAGAAGAATTTACAAAAATAATGGATGAGTTTGTGAGTGAAAATGACCTTTTACACGTCATATTTAGTTTCTAAAAAAAATAATAAATAGATTAGAAATAGAAAAAAAAATATTAATAAATAGACTTTTTTTATTTTCGTCCATTTCGTCCAAAAATGACCGATGTTTTGAAGCGGTGGCTGAAAATATTATGAAGGCATACAAAGACACAGTTTATATGTATAATGTTTATTAATCGATTAATTTTTATTTTAACAAAATTGACTGAAGATTTTTCTTGTATTTAAGGTTATATATTAATAAAATGATTTTGAGAAATGGAAAAAATACTGAACGTTGGGCGAAGGTTTATACTAAATATATTAAGATTTTACCGAAATGTGATTTTGATATAAGTGATTATTCGTGCTGGCGTGAGACGTTGATGAAGAATTTATACGGTGATTATTATTTAGGGAAGGGTGGAAATGCTAGATGGGGGTTTCTTGCCAAGTAGCTAGTTTATATATAAATTTATTAATGAAAATATATTTATTTTTATAAAATCGATTATTATTTTTTTTTTATTGTTATAAGAAACAATACGAATATGAACACTGAAACACTTGTGAGACATCCAACAACTAAAAATGACCTTGCGAAATTTATTCGAGTTGATGACATTGCCGATTGGTTTGTTATGATGATGGAGAGACGTGTGAAGGCGTTTTACAATATATTTAATAATAAAAATATGCTCGAGAGAGATATGAAATCTAATTGGTTGGAAACAATAAGAATTATTTGTGAGCCATCTGCTAAAGATTTAGATAGTTTAAGAAAATTTTGGAATAAGGCTGATGAGAATAAATACGTCGAATTATATGGAAGGCCATATAAACAGTTGCTGGCCAGCGAACGTCGAGCTAAAATACATAAATTTATGGATAAGCGAAGTCGAATGGATAATGATACATCAACTGGAAAATGGAAGGATGAAGAAGACGAAAATTTCTTTCAGCTGATGCTCGAAGGAAGCTCGCCTTGGTTTAATAAAATTGGATTTCAATATGGAACTGGTGTGCGATATTTTGAGAGAGTTGGGCGAACACTGAGAAATATTTTACAAGTTATTATGGGAATTTATGGATTTACAGATAGTGGTGGATTTGGATTAAATACGACTATAAGTGAAGAAGACCGTGGAAAATTAAATATACAGATGAGTGATGGTTTGAAGGCGTTGGATGATAATAAATACTGTGGGTTTCTAAAGGATTTTACGTGTGGCCATAAAATTGGAAGGATGCGTGGTGGATTTGGATGGAAGAATGATTTAAGATATTATATGACAATCGAACGAATACTATATAAATTTAATGAACAGCGTGAGGCTGCGAGTGTTATTGAAGATTATGTGCTGACAGCGTGTTTTAATCCACATACACAATTAGGTGAAGCGTGGGCTAGGAAGTTATACGAGGATAATTTTAGTGAAGAATAGATAGTTTATATTAATATAGTTTATTTAAGAAAATATATTTAATTATATAAAATTGAATATTATTTTTTTTTAATCATTATGGACAATTATACAAGAAAATGACTAAGAAAACAAGAAGAGGCGTGTTGTCGAAGAAGAAAATACCAAAATCACAAATAAATTTGGAAAATGCTATGATGAGAGATACAGAAGAAATAGCTGACCATTTGTGCGGAACTGTCGGTTCGATAAGAGGCCATTTTTGGGTGGAACTTGCCGATGGAACGGTGTTAGACCCATATTTCGAAACATACGATGCTATTAAATATATGAAGGATTTAGAAGGCGATGTTATAAGAAGACCAGCGAATACAGACATTCAGCGGTCGATGACAATAAATCATTGTTTGCCCATAATGAAACAGTTGCGTGATGAGAGCTTGAAAAGTCATTTCGACGATTTACGTGAAACTATAAAAATGGGTGATAGAGTGAGTGATGATAGTTTTAAGGGCGGTTATTGCCACGCCAATTCAGTTATAAATAAAATAATATATGGAAAAGATGCTAAAATAATTTATGGTGATATGGGCTGGAAATTTAGGGGGAGTGATGAAATATTTTGGGAATTTGAGGACGCGTGGGACGGAAAACACGATACAAGAATTAATCCAATTAAGATGTTGAAGCGATTGGAAAAACACCCAAGATACAGAGAGCTGATTATGGGAAATTTTAAATAATAAAATTAAAATACTGGTTATATATATAGATGAAATATAATAGAAATTACACAGATGAAGAATTGAATGAAAAGCTTGCTGAGAAAATAGAGCCAGCTGATATAGATTTTTATATTAATGACACACAGATAGGTTATGATGAAAATGGTGATGTGCTTTTTTATTTTTTGAAAAATGTTATTAAGGAAGACGAAATACCGTTGGAAGCCATTAAAAAGGCATCTACATTTATTGTTAGTTTAGGCCGTGGCCACGCAAGTGGGAAATTAGATATGAGCCAACCGTTATGGCCAAAAGGATTAAAAAATGTAAAACTAGAAGACCAAAATTACCATAATAAATACACGCTAAATCCAGTTGGGATAAGCAGTCGAAAATATAAATTGAATAATCCAGTCCATTCGAATTTAGTGGGATATTATGAAAAACCGCTTGTAAATTATAAGAAAACTATTAAAACTCAGCCAAAGTGTAGATTGACACAATTTTCGACACGTCATTTAGAACAGTATAAATCACTCATACCATATATTGAAAGTGTGAGTAGCCAAATGGCCGAGAAGCTGCCAACACATTACTGGAAACAAAATGAGTTCATAAAAAAATATAGAGAGCGAATTGGTCGAAGCTGTTATAGCACTATTACAATAAATCGCAATTTTAGAACAAGTATCCATATTGATAAGGGAGATTTTAAGGATGGAATTGGGACGATTACAACAGCTGGTGAATTTGAAGGTGGCCAATTTTGTTTAGTTGATTATAAAATAGCAATTGATTTAAAACCTACTGATATTTTATTTGTTAATGTTCATAAGCATCACGCCAATTTAGATTTTACTGGAGACCGATATTCGATGGTTAGTTATGTAAGAGAAAATATAGATAAATGTGGAATTGAATATGACTATAAAGTTGTTATACCAAGTTATGGAAGAGCTGAAGCTTTAAGAACACGAACGTTGGCTATGTTAGAACGTGGTGGTGTGCCCAAAGAAAGAATTGATATATGGATTGTAGCGGAACAAGCCCAAGATTATTTACAATTTGAGTTAGAAGGTTATAGAATTATGGAGGGAGTGAAGGGTGTAAGCAACCAAAGACAAGCCATTAGCCAGTATTATGATGAAAATATGCCTTTAGTTTGGTGTGATGATGATTGTGATGGGCTGTATAAGAAGACTAAAATTCAGTGTGTTGGTGGGTCGAAATGGAAGCACAAAGAATTGGAAGATTATGAATACTATTTTATTGATGGATTTAGGAAGTTATGGGAGACTGGATATAATTGTTATGGTGTGTATCCGTTGAGAAATATTGACTGGATGAAGATGAGGTTTAATGATAAATTGACATATATTAGTGGAGCTTTTAGACTTACATTTAATAAAAAAGAATATGAAAAAACAAAATATACACTGATTGAAGATTACGCAAGAACCTTGAATTATTTTAAGGGTGATGGCGGAGTTATTCGTGATGAGAGTGTGTATATAAAACACAATGTATATACTTTGAAGGGCGGAATACAAGCGAGTGAAGAGAGAACTGAAGAAAATAAGCGGAAACAAATTAGTATTATGATTGAAGAAGAACCGCTTTATACTCGATTGGTTAAGAAGAAGGAAACTTGGGATATTCGGTTTAGGAATAATAAGCCATTTGATAGTAAAAAGGATACATATTTTATGTTCGCTTGTGATTGGGCTGATGAAGATGATATTAAGAGAATGATTGAAATTACTAATTCGATGAAGAAACAAGGATATAATGTTAAGATTTATATGTATTTGTCTAGTTTTATGTTATATGATGATTTATTCGATGACTATGTGGATATTGTGGAAGACGCTGAAACAATCGTGGGCATCGAAGATTATATTAATAGAAATCATTTTATATTTAATGCGATTAAGACTGGGATGATTTATTTGAAGAACACAATGGAAAACACTGGGAATTTTAGGACGAAAAGGACGAGAAATATTGCTGATAAATCAATAATAAAAATACAACAAAATCATCCAATCATAGATGAATTAATAAAATATATAGAAGTAAATAAAAAATTTGATAATAAAACGTTTGTGAAATATTTAGAAATATTTGACATTACTAATTAACGTCAGGGTAGCCCATTGTATCTACACCCTTTTGGCCACTAAGTTTCCTTGGTGGTTGGCCAGCATTTCTAACAATGAATTTTCTTTTCTTTTTCTTTGGTGGGGCTTTTCGTTTTTCAAAATCCGCCTTCTCTTTTTTTAATCCACGTCGAGCTCGTGGTGGGGCAACTGGTGCTTCTTCTTCTTTTTCTTTTTTTGGTTTTTTAGCTCGCTTGGCTCTTGGTTTAGATTTACCTAAAATTCTTCGACCAATCGCACCATCTTTTTTAACCATTCGGTTTGTGGCTGGATTTAACACTTGGCCTTTCAATTTCTTAGCCTTGGCTTTGCCTTTCATTTTCTTTTCTTTTTCATTAGCTTTAATTATTTTTTTACACTCTTTAACCGAACTCATTTATATAATTACACAATATTATTTTCGTCCTTTTCGTCCTTTTTTTCCCAGTTTTAATATGGCTCTAGCCCAGCTTTCGTCGCGTCGAAAGAAAGAATACGGCCACCTTGTTCCCAACCATCTAGTCGTATCTCATATACTTTTCTCTTGGGCTGCCATTTCCCCATAAACTCTTCATCACTTACTCTATAAATTTTATTTGTATTTGGGTCTATCATCAAATTTTCTTTATCTAAGGGATTTCCATTATCTAATTCATAACTGTCATTAAACATAGATGGGACTTTAAAAGCATTCGTCGGCATCAGTTCTACCTCTACAACATCTCGTTTCTTGAGGTATCCAGCCTCCAGTTGTTCTTGTCTTCTTTTACTTCTTTCAAAAATCTCAGCCCATTCTGCCTCTTGTTCTTCTTCCAATCGTTTTTCTCGTTTCACGGCTTCTCTAGCTCTTTGTTTCTTTAGTCGTTCGGCTTCTATAGCTTTATTTCGTTTGACTTGTTCAGCCTTCTTGGCTCGTTTTTCTTTGAGTGCCGCAGCTTTTTCAGCTCGTTTCGCCTTGAGTTCGGCCGTCTTTTTATCTTGAGCAACACGTCTTGCCGCAGTAATACCCAATGATTTTCTCCCTCGCTTCTTTGGTGGTGGTTTGGCCTTTGGCGGAGCTTTCGGTCTGCCTCTTGGCCTCGCTGGTTTTGTGGGGGCTTTCGGTTTTTTAGGCTTATCCGCTGCCTTGGGTTTTACTATAGTTCCTTTAGGTTTCTTAACTCTAGTAGGTTTCACTCTTGGTTTTGAATAGCCAGCCGATGTGTTCGCACTGGCCATCCTTAATTGTTGTTTATTATCTTTACACGCAGTATATTTTTTTCCTTGTTTATTAAATCTTGTAAAACATTGTCGGTCTTTAACATTATAATCCCATCTACCATTTCCAGCTGTGGCCATATAGTATTAATACAGATTATTTTGTCGTCTTTTCTCTTCTTTGGCCTTCGGCTCATCGCCTTTAAAAGTGGGGAAACCTTCAACCATCGGCATTCGTTTCTTGGCTTTCTTTTTGGGTGCTGATGATTTCATTTTTGGTGGTGCGGATTTGACTTTTCTTGTCGAAGTCTTAACAACTTTTTTAGGTGCTGATGATTTCTTGGCCACTGGTTTCTTAGGGGCTGGCTTGGCCACTGGCTTGGGTTTGGCCACTGGCTTTGGTTTAGCGTGTTTTCCGCCTTTATCACTTCTAATTTTCCTTGACACTTCAATTGGTTTTGATTTGGGCTTCCTATCCATTTGATTTTGTGGGCATAACTTATACATTTTTCCTTTAAAATTCAACATAACTCCGCTCATATTTATAATATTATTTAACATTTTAATTTCTCTAATATTAGTTTTCCCTTTGTATATGCTTTTTCATAGTTGGTTGGTTTGTTCAGCAGCTTAATTGGTAAATGTAATATGATTTCTTCCTCGTCTTCACATTTATCACATCCTAATTCATCACATACACAAACCCCTTCAACAGCCAATGGTTGTATATCTTCTAATATAGTTGGGGGGACAATATCACTCATATTTATAATAGGATTAAATCCAGTTTCTTTTAATTCGCATTCTAACATCATTTCAATTAAAGCTGATTTTGTCAATTTAGATACACCAACAATATCGCTTTTTTTACATATCTCTCTTAACTCTTTAACTTTCAAACTCTGTAAATGCGACTTTAAATTCATTTATATATAATTAAAATAAAATATTTTGAGCCACGACTTTTAAAATAGTGGGAAAAAAAGGACGAAAAGGACGAAAAATTAATACGAAATTTTAACTGTGAAATTTTGACTTCCACTGTGATTGTTGGCTATTCGAACTCGGTAGTATTTAAAACCACTATTAATAGCACTCGAGCCTATTGAACCTTGACATTCTGTTTGATTACTAAAATTTAAATTACTCCCTTGATGGTATGTTGTATTATCAACTGAAAATTCAATGAATGCGGTGTATGTTCCATTTGTATCGGCAAGAACTGTAATACCAGCGTGTGTGATTTCTCTTGGTTTTGTAAATACCGAACTAACAGCAGAAGAAGAAGAACCGATTGCGGCATTATGGAGTGTTGTTTCAGTCATTGTTCCATAACCATTATCGATGAGTTGGACTGCGGTTTCAACATCTCCTAATTTTTGGTCAATCGCCGTGAGTAATACTTCATTCGCAGCGTGGTCGGTATTTGCGGCCGTAAGTAATACTTCAATAGCTGCTAGGTCGGTCGCACAAGCTGCTGTCGATGTTTTGATGGCGTCAGTATCACTGTCAATCGTTCCTAACAGTGTTTCATTCGCTGCGTGTTTTCCATTAGCTGCTGTCAGTAATACTTCAATAGCTGCTTGGTCAGTTTCAATCGCAGTGAGCGTGGTTTCTAATGTATCTAGTTTTCCTTCCACTCCATCTAAATGGCCTATAATAGTTGATTGATTAGAAGCGGTTGAAAATCCAGTAATATTCCCACTCGATATATTAACATTTACTTTATTAGAACCAACACACGCTTCCAACACGTCAATGCCAGTATCAATATTTCCAAGGTGAGCTTCGGCATCACCCAATGTGCTTTCAGTCGCGAACCCACTAATATTTCCACTCGATATATTAACATTTACTTTATTAGAACCAACACACGCTTCCAACACGTCAATGCCAGTATCAATATTTCCTAAATGAGCTTCAGCTGCTGTATTTAATACTTCAATAGCTGCTAGGTCGGTCGCACAAGCTGCCGTCGATGTTTTTATGGCGTCAGTATCACTGTCAATTGTCGCGAGTAATGTTTCATTCGCTGCGTGTTTTCCATTAGCTGCTGTCAGTAATAATTCAATCGCTGCTTGGTCAGTTTCAATCGCCGTGAGCGTGGTTTCGAGTGTGTCGAGTTTTCCTTCCACTCCATCTAAGTGTCCTATAATAGTCGATTGATTTGAGGCAGAAGAAGCACCACTTGGAAGAGCAATTGAACCACTCGATATATTAACATTTACTTTATTAGAACCAACACACGCTTCCAACACGTCAATTCCAGTGTCAATATTGCCGAGGTGAGCTTCAGCGTTGTCCAACACTCCGTCGAGAGTATCTATTTTATTATTAGTCGCTGTGTGTAAAACCTCAAGAGCTGCTTGGTCAGTTTCAATGGCGGTCAAAGTGGTTTCTAATGTATCTAGTTTTCCTTCCACTCCATCTAAATGGCCTATAACTGTGCCTTGGTTTGTTTCAATCCCATCAACATACCCAGTAATTGCTGTTAGGCTCGCTTCAATCCCATCAACGTGTCCTATTATAGTCGCTTGATTTGCTGCTGTCCCAAATCCAGTTATATTCCCACTCGATATATTAACATTAACTTTGGATGAACCCACGCAAGTCGCTAAACTCGCTGTGGATGTATCAATAGTTCCAAGGTGAGCTTCAGCGTTGTCCAACACTCCATCAATCGTATCTATTTTAGAATTTGTCGCTGTATTTAATACTTCAATAGCTGCTAGGTCAATCGCCATCGCTGCTGTCGAATTTTGTGTGGCTGTCGCCGAGGCTTCTAATCCATCAGTGTTTAAATTAATTTGATTAGCCGACACAGATGTTGCTTCGGCAGCCACTCTAAGTAATCCATTGGCATCTACTTTTAATGGGGCATAGGCTGAACCAGCATTATTTAAAGCTAAAACTTTTGTTCCGTTAATACTCATTTTATATATTAATAAAATATTTTAATTATAGATAAAATCATTAAACTAACAATGCCGAACAATTCATTGTCAAGAAATTTGTGCCAGTTATGGCTTCTAATGGTAGAAGAAAACTATAAAATATTTCATTCTCATTTATTTTTAAATTGACTTGATGATTAATATGCGTGGTTTGGTCATTTATTAATAACTGACTTTCCAGTGTTCGATGACCACTTATTAAATTTTGTCTGTATAATCTTAACACACATCCAGTTTGACAAAATGCTGATACGTGGATGTCTTTAACCAATAATGTATTTCGGTTTGACACAGCGAACATAAAGGCATTAGACCTTCCGTGTTCGGCTTGAATAAATCCCATTAACGAACTAGTCCCAGTTTTTTTTACGCTAATATTTCCAACATTTGTATTTGATGTTCCGTGGCTTATGACCTTGACTTCATTAATGACCGAAAAAGAATTTGTCCCACTTGCTAAAGAAGCGTTGGATGTCCCATCTAATGTAAATATAGCGACACGTTGTTTGTATCGGTTGTTGTCCCCACTATCACTATAGAGACCACTGACTTGAACCGTTTTCGCACCAGTTCCACTACTATCATCTTGAGCATCACTCGACACAACATCCAAAGCTACCACTCCATTATATTCTATATATTGGGTTGTATTATTAAAACCAACCACTTCTAATCCACTTGTTATAGCGTCGCTAATACCAACTAAATGTTTGTTGGTAAAACCACTATTAGTATTTTTTATTTGATTATAGATAGGCTCTTGGATTATATTTACTGAACTCATTTATATAATGATAAAACATTTTATTTTAAAAATAAAATATATTATATATTTATAAAAATGTCAGTTGCCGAAAATTCAAAATTTATTGCTTTAGTCGCCGATAATGGAAGTGAATTCGTAGCCGAACAAAAAGCCAATTTTACTATTAATCCAGATATTGGTTTCGTAAAAGGCCGTGATTGTTATTTGTCATTCGATATGCTTAACACTGATGAAAATAATAGAGTGTCAGTATTGCCGCCAACCGCTGGAGCGTCAGCTGTTATAGAGCGAATGGATATTTATTCGTTGTCTAATGGCCAACTCTTAGAAAGTCTTACTAATTATAATTTATGGTGTTCAATCGAAAATCAATATATGGAGGAAGATGACCAACATACACAAGTCAAACACGGAACAAGTATTAATTGTCGAGCCTATAATTCAGTCAGTTCAGCCACAACAAAACTCAACACTATTAGTGCTCAAGGTTCAGCTGGATTTCCACGGAGTGGTTATGATTTAGGCATCAATGCTATTTCTCAAATCTCTAGTGGTGCTGACACAGTGCTCGCCACTCAAGATGATGATGATGATGACCAAGATGCTGAAATGGGTGCTAAAAAATTCACGGCTCGAAAATACTGTATTCCATTAAAAAGTGGGATATTTTCTCACTTCGGTGTCGCTGAAAAACTCACTCCAATTTTATTATTTGGTGGTCTTAAATTAGAAATCACTTTCGCAGAAAACGCCAAAGTCTTACAACACATTTATAGTGGAAATGGAATTAGCGGAACTAACGCTCCAGTCCAAGCCAACTCATTCGCCACTGGTATTGATGTATCGAGTGTCGGTGGAACTGGAAATCGTGTCATAACTCTTACTAATGATATTGATGAAATCGCAACTCTCGGTATAACTATTGGTTCTAAAATGTATGTTAGAGGAACTGGTGGGGCTACAGCCAATACAGATATAGCCATAGTGGTCGCTGGTCTTCATCGAGGCAGTGGAGCTGAGGGAGCTGGCGTTAATGTTAAAAACAAAAAAGTCATTGTAAATACTGACGCTAATATTGGGGCAGTAACTACAGCTCTTAAATTATGGTTTCAGCCATCATCCCCATCATATAAATTAAAGAACGTTGAATTAAAGGTATTACAAGTCGTTCCGCCTCCAGCTATGTTAAAATCAATTATTAAAGAAAGTCAATTCGATTTCATTTCTTGGGATTGCTTTTTAGATAATCTCCCATCGTCCAGTCGAACTCATCAAAGTGAAATAACTTCAGTCGCATCTGCCGCCAAATGTATATTCACAAACTACATCAAGGTCAGTGGTGATTTAGGTGAAAATGACGCTTATGCTCCAAACTATTATTTAGGTCAGCCACCGCACAACACCTTTTTAAATTCCATTCAATATTTTATTAATAACAAATTGTATCCTCTCAAACCTTATAACCCATCAGCCAAAGAAGATAAAGTGGTTAATTATAATGAATTAGTTAAGGCCTTTACATCTATTGGTCTCAACGTGAAACGGCTTGGCGATGGTCGAGGTGGAAATCTAGGTGATTACACAAATACATACCTCCACGCAAGAGAATTAGCACGAGGCGAACAGTTTGTTTATAATTTAAAAGACGCTGAGCCACAGATTAGATTAGGATTTAGTGATGAAAGGTCAGCTACGCCAAATGGTGGGGCAGCTATTTCAAATTGCCGAATGGTGAATTGGGTTTTCTCAGTTAAATCTATTATGGTTAATAAAGATAATTTACAACTCGTTTTATAAAATTTTATTCGATTTTTTCTATAATTAAAATATTTTATATATATATAAAAATGCCGATTGAAAAGAATTATTTTAGCATCTCGCCACTCAACGATAATCCACTCCAGTCCGCTGGCACAAATGGTGTCGAAGGCGGATTTAGTTTTAAAGAAAGCAACCCAATTGTTAAATTTTCTCTTCCAGCCATTGAGAAACTATTAGAAACACAATCGCTTGTATTAAGTGGCCAATTCTTTTTTAAAGATAGTTCCACTAATGAAGGGTTTGGACGTTCCACAAATTACACTAATTTAAATTTAGATAATGGAGCGAATATGACGGCCGAAACAGCAACAAACCTTCCAAATCACGGTGGGGTTCATAATGTCATTGATAAAGTCGTCATCCAAACTAAAAAAACAAATACTGAATTAGTTAATATTCACAATTATTCTGCTTATAGTTCCCTTAGAGAAGCATATACAAACAATGATGAAGATTATTTATGGGGTGTCGCTCCAAATCGTAGTTTAGCATTGGGTGCTCACGCCAATCATCAAAACCGACTTATGAATATTATAGCTGATAAAGCCAGTCAAGAATTAAAAATCAATAATAACAAAGAGATTGGTGTTCATTTTTCTATTAAATTAGATATTGATATGCTCCAAAGTGGTAATATTCATTTAGGGCAACAATACACTAATGGACTTCTTCTCACACTCCATTTAGCTCCAGATAGTGCCGTAATTCACAACAGATTTAGAGATACTAAAATAGCTAGTCAAGTTGGAGCTGATATTCGAAACCAAATGTATGTGCTTAGAAATCTCAAGTTAGAAGGCCGATATATAATTCCAACGCCACAAGAACTCAAGGCGTATCCACCAAATCTTATGATGAATTCGCAAATCAATTTATTAAATGACATCCACGCTGACGAAGACAATAACACTTACACTCCACAACTCAATTCAGTCAAAGCTGTTTGTAATTTATATTTAGATAAAGACCAAACTAACAACACGAACTACCAGCAAAACAACTATAGGCTTCCAGTTGGGATGAAAAAGATAGAACACAAAAAGGATAATTTAAGATTTCCATTTACATTCCCACTCAAAGTCCAGCCAAATTTCGAAAGTCAAGTTGAACTCGGCACTGGCTCTCTCAATGACGAACAGATGCGAGAATATGAAAATATTATGGGCGACATAGAATTACGAAAACATTTTGAAAGAGCCCTTCTCGGTGGTAAAGAAGCTGTTAAATCATCGGCTACATTACAGCGGACTAAAGAAAGTTTGAAAGCTGATTATGAAGACCGAGCCACTAACTACCACGGCACTGGTGCGGCTGGTGGTGGAACGGCAGCCATCGCAGATAATACTGGTGTCGGCTCACAGATGTTCCCAGAATTACTTGGACTTGGTGTAGATTATACATATGGTGTTGGAAACTCGATGGCTTATGTAAATAGGGATTATTCAAACACGGTGTTCAGTGGTGTCAATGCTGGTAATACAACACTCCCAGCCGACCGAAGAAATAAGAGCGAATTAGTCCAATCATTCGTTAAATATAATTCAGTCCTCAATCTCCAAACTCTTGTCAAAACTATGTAAAAACTTTTCGTCCTTTTCGTCCTTTTTTTCCCACTATTTTTTTTTATTTTCTAGAAATTATTTATGGCTGTCCCCAAAAATAAAGCATTATATAATAGAGTTAAGGCTAAAATTGTTGCCAAAAATCCAAAACATTCCGCCTATAGGAGCGGAGCGATAGTAAAAGCTTATAAAGCTGCTGGTGGAACTTATGCTGGAGCGAAACCGAAGAAAGGATTAACACGTTGGTTTAAGGAAGATTGGCGAACTGAGAAAGGAAAAAAAACTTATAAAGAAGGCGGAACGATATTTAGGCCAACTAAAAGGATTACTAAAGATACTCCAAAAACTATGAAGGAATTAACCCCAGCTCAAAAAAAAAAAGCTATAGCCGAGAAAAAGAAGAAAGGACGAGTAAAAAAATATTAGTTATAGTTATGGGTTTAAAAACATTATTAGATAGAATTAAATTAAGTTTCTGTTGTAAATCCAAATGTAGTTTAAATGAAGTTGTAGAACAAATTAATGAAGGTCAAGAATGGGTCGATGACTTACAAGAAGATGTCCAAGATGTTGTATCTGCGGTTCAACAAGCTCCACTATTTAATAAACAAAAAGACAAACAATTCAATTATTATTCCAAAAAAGAATGTTAGATTATTGTATGGATTATAAGATTTATAAAATTAATAATGGATATAAAGTAGGCAGAAGAGATGGCCAAAGACTGGGTGAAGCCTATGACAATAGATTATATATTACAAAAAAACCAATGAAAAGAGAAGGAGCTAAACGTCTGCTATGTAAATTAGAAATGGCCGAACAAGGATTAGTTATGAATGTTCGAAGTAAAAAAAAAAGATTTGTTGATGGGTTTTTGAGAATAGACCCAATTAAAAGCAAAAAGAAAAAACATCATAATCATAATACTGATACTATAGACTTCGAATTCGACGAATTAATTTCTTGGCCAACAGTTTTAAAAAGTGGGAAAAAAGGGACGATTGGGACGAATTTAAATTATATCTAAATTTTCTAATATTTTTACATATTCATTTTCAATTTCTAATAATACATCACTGGCCATTTGGTTGGTTTGTTGTAGTATTTCACCTATAGACCTTAGAAAAGACATTGTAAGACTTTCACGGTGTTCTTGCTCTTGTTTAATTAATTCCAATCCATTTAATTTGTCAATCAATTCCTCCATTATATATAAATAAAATATTATAATTATATATAAATGACGAGTGTAAATTTAGTTTCTCCTAATGACAACGGTAATCTCTATTCCGTCCGCTTTAAAGAACCCTTGGTAATCGAACCAAATTCAAATGTTTCATTAAATTTTGCTAAATTCAAAAGAAATGGGAATATATTTTTTTCTAAAGACCAAACTATAACACTGACGCTAAATGGAGTAAAACCTAGTTTAAAACCAGTCGCCCCTTTTACTCAAGTAAATACGGCTTTAGATAATTTAGGTGATGGAGCTGGCGTGTTAAAAATTACTAAAGTTAATCCAGACACTGGCAAAGCTGGATATTCAGTTGAAGAATTGGATAAAAGAATTAAGACTTTATTTGACAATTACCAATTAAGGGATACAGACAAACCAACTCAATTTTTTAATTATGAAGGAATTGAATTTGACAACACGAACAAAAATTTAATTAGAATTGGCTATATCCAAAAAAATCCATTAAATAAATTACAAGATATTACACTATCCACTAATGATGTTAAGGGGGGTGCTGTAGCTAACGGAAACGCTTATGAAAAAACCAGTGCCGACGCAGCTGTTAGCTACTACGATAATTATGCCCTTTCGAAAGAACATTATAATTTTAATTATTCATCACCGCTCGGCATTCAAACCGTTAAAAGTAGAAATTTAATTCATTTTAAAGTTAATAAGAAGCTGAGCGAACAAGGAAAAGCCGTATCAATCGGTTTAGGGTCTAAAGAAATTGGAAATAGTGATTGGACTGACAACACAACGAGTAATACCACGGCATTGACACGTGGGACTGGTGCCACAAATAACTCAGCTAATGGAACGGCTATGAGTAATCCAGCCGTATATGCTGTTGGCTCCACACAAATGCCGGACGCTGACAAGACCGACGCTGCTGCCGAAGACAACATCCTAGCCTCATTTTTTACAATAGAAATAACTGGTGGTGGTGGAACTGTCCCAAAACAACTTCACGTATATATGCCTAAATGCGAAGGGGAAACATCCACACGATTTACTAATATGTCAAAAGAAATTGTGGAAATGGAAGAGGTTTTCTCAACACATCTCTCAGCCTTTATGAATAATACTGAAGACCAAGCTGTCGAACTCGCAGTAGAAACTTATTGGTTAAAAAACTCGACGCTAAACGTAAGTGATGGGCGATTTGATAGAATGTATTTTAGAGTATATAATATGGTTGGTGTTTCTAGTTATACAAACGATAATTTAATATTCGATAGTAAAAGACGTGGAAAAAAATATGGAATAAATAATCAGTGGTTTCAATCAAATGGAGGCGGAGCAGTTGGAACAACGGCAATAACTGGGACAAACGCTCAAAAAGAAAATAAAATTAATTGCTCCCTTCCATTCAATATTATTATGTCGGCACAAAAACAAGGCGAAGGTTTCGAATTTGTAAGAGCTACTAGTTTCAATAAAGACGATGACAACGCAACCGCAACCAATCCACAAACATTTATAAATAGATATTCGATGGCCTTTAGTGATGAACTAGCGAGCTATTTAGGAACAAAAACAACAACACCAAATATTAACCCAAATTTCGATGAACCAAATGTAGTATTAGTCCAACGTCAAGACGCTGAATTAGTAAGGGATACATCATATTCTATATTTATGAAAAATCTGCCAATTAAATGCTATAGGAATATTCAAAAATCATATATTAATGGTAATCAATCATCTCAAGGTTTTGTCCAACCTATTTTATATGATGTCCCCACACCATTTGCTGATAGTCAAATAGTCAATGTTGGTGATGGAGATATTGTTGTTGGAACGTATCAGCCTAGTATTAATAAAGTTTTAACACTCGACAATAATAGATTGGTATTAAATAATTTAGATGTTGAAATTCGAGATACTGAAACAAATGAAATAGCTAAAGAACTGACTGGCTCAGTTATTAATTTTACAATTTCAAAATAAAATCAAACCATATAATAATGAACAAACCAAAAAAAAGAGCAAACAGTTTAGCCGAACAAATGAAAATCAAACGTTTCGACCCAGTAGAATTAAAGGCGTGGAATTCATTATTCGCAGATATTAAATTTAAAAATAAAAAAGTATGTTCTAAAAAAATATTCGATGGCGAATGTGCTAAAGACCCCCCACCCAAAGAAAAGCCAAAAAAGAAATTGGATGTATTAAAAGTTCAACAAGCGAAGCCATTTAAAAAAAAGAAAGCGAAAAATCCAAAAGTTTTTATAGAAAAAGATAAAATGAAAAAATAAAATATATCGTAATATTATAAAAATGACTGGAACTATTGCTGATATGCTTGATTACTCATTAAAAGAAGTGCCCCAACAAAGTGAAATTAAGACTGAAACCGTTGAACCAAATAACGCCACGACTGATAGTAGCCGTGTATTTAAATACACTATTAGAAATGTTGGATTTTTAGAAGGAACTTCTATGCTTACATTTAAATTAAAAAGACTTAGTGGAACTAATGGAGACCTTCGAGTGAATTTATGGAATGGAGCGTTGGGTTGTATTAAGAATGCTGTATTAAAAATCGGTGATTTCGAAATTAATAATTGCCAAGATGTCGATAGAATAGCCACTCTTATGAACCTCAATCAATCTGTATTACAGCGACGAAATGTGATGGGTCATTATTTAGGAAATAGTTTAGAACTCAAGGTCAATGATGGTGGAGCAGTTGCTGGCCTCACTGTCGCCCCATATGGAACGGCGAGCCAACAAGGTCAAATTATAATGGACGCAGCGAATTGTGGAATTAATTATGGAACAAATGCCAATGGAACTGGAAAGGCTGTCAATTCGTTGTCAATCAATGCTGATGTAAGTTTGAATGAAAAATTCGGTATCCCACTCAATATGATTTTCCCTTGTTTAAAAGGGCGGTCGCTCCCACTCTTCTTATTTACTGATTATAATATTCAGTTAGAATTCGAAATGAACTTCGCCGATAAATTCGCCATTAATATTGGAAAAACGTTTGATGGTGGCCACGTCCATACGGATTATATGGCGTTGAGCGGAAACATCGGTTTTTCTAATGTAGAACTCGTTGTTGATTATTTACTCCCTCCATCGTCAGTCATTAATAATTATATTGAACAAACATCTAGCAGTGGCGGATACAGATTTGAATTCCCACAAATCGCTGTTGTCAAAAAGAAACTCGCAGCTGTCCCATCATCCAAAGAGCTACAAGAAGTCGAACATAGACTTGGTCAAACTGGTAAAGAAGTCCATAACATTATACAGATGAAAAGATTTACAGATTATAAAGATAAATTTAAAACGTCATTCACTTTAGGCTCAGCGACAACAACTAACGCTTCTTCTACACTCACCGCTGTTTCATCCATCGATAATATTTCGGCCAATGCGAGTATCACTGGAACTAATATTCAAGCCAACACTTTTGTAAAATCCGTCCAAGTGGTTAATGGCGATAATCAAATAACTCTTATGGCTGCCGATGGGTCAGCTAGAAACGCAAGTGGCGGTGGAGCACAAACCGATGTTGTCATTAAAAATCCAGCTAGTCAATTTATGAATAGAAAGATTTTACAAGCTCAAAGTATCGATGGTATCGACGAAGAAGAATATAATGTCGAGGTGAATGGATTAGATGTATTCCCACAGTTTATTTACAACAACGCCAGTCAATATGATAAAATGTCAAATGTATTAGACGCTGATATGATTGTCCCAAGACCGATGTATTTTAGCGACCCTAACACAGTCCAACAGCGTCTCACTCCAATCACCGAAGGTTTATTTTCGAATTACAAACCACTCGGCGTTGATTTAAGAAATGGTAATGATGCTGTTGTTGGTGGTGGAACTGTTATTAATAGTGGCTCTCCACTCATATTCAAATATAAACGAAAACCAAAAACCAACACTTACCAAGGCAATGACTTAGATTGTCGTGGGGAAATGGATGTAGATTATTACATCACTCACGCTCGTGTTGTTGTTGTTAAGAAATTGCCAAAAGGAACTCAAGTTATGGTTTCGTCCTAATCGTCCTTTTTTTCCCACTATTTTTTTTCTCTCCGCTCAAATTTTTTTAATTTAAATATAGTTATAGTATATATGACTTTTACATTTGAAATTGCTATACCCTCATTCAATCGACCCCACCGTATCACAACCAAGGCTCTCGCAATGCTCGATGGCTTTGGTGTTCCCAAGTCTATGATAAGAATATTTTTAAGAGATGAAGAACAAAAAAACAACTATAATTTACAAGACTATAATGTCCAGCTGACTGGGCAAAGTGGAATATTAGCAACAAGGAATTATTTACAAGTTTATTACCACGAACAGACAAATTTAGATGGTGTTGTATTTATTGATGATGATATAACTGATTTTCATTATTTAGGACAACCAATTGACAAACCATTTTTGGAGCTGATGACTTATTTTTTCGAGGAAACTTTAGGACGAAAAGGACGATTATGGGGAATTAATACAACGGCAAATACATTTTTTATGAAAGATAAAATAACAGAGAAGCTGAAATACATTTTGGGTGGTTTTAAAGGACTTGTGTTAGATAGAACAAAAGACACAATACTATGTGATGTAGGGCATTTTGAAGATATACAATTTTCTCTTGAATATTATTTAGAAGATAATGTAGTAGTTAGATTTGATGGTTATGGAATTAAACACAAACCGTTTGAACTCATCGGTGGAATTTGTGGTCATTTGGGTGGGCTTGAAGCTAGAAGGGCAGAAATGAAAACCAATGGAGACTATTTATTAGAACGTTATGGAGATATGCTAAAAATAAATCCAAAGCCGTGGGGTCAAGATTTAAGAGTTAATTTCGCATATAAAAATATAGAGTATTAATATATGACAACTAATAATAAAACTTTTTTTATAGATATAAACAGATATTCAGCACAAGATAGTGAAAGTGATATTACAAATATATGGGACTATAAATTAAATGACACTATAGTCGCCCCAAGTGGTTCGACAATTTCTATAGAAAATGCTTTTATAAATCAAAAAGGAATTACTGGGCAATCCATAGAGTTTGAAGAAGATATAGTTGAAACGATACAATATTATGCTTATATAACTGAAGACCAACAATCAGTCCCATCTGCTGTAGTTTGGGGAGGGAAGGACAGCCAACCATCCACCAATAGAATGTATGATGAACTGTTAAACAATTTGGGAGATACTGGGAAACATCAATTATATTTAATGAATGACGAAGGAGTTATAGCCGATAATACATATAATGCTTTAAACGGAAGAATGTTAGGAGGTAGTGGAACACCATTAATATTGTCATCAAGGCCGTTTCAAGATAATCCCACCAGCGGTTTCATTACGAACACAGCCACAACCGTCAAAGACAGCACGACAATCACAATGGCGACAGCTGGAATTACAGTTGGAATGGGTCTCACAGCGAATTATGATGGAGTGTTAGAACCAGCGACACGAGTTGTCAGTATAACAGATGGAACAGCTTTGGTATGTGCCCCCGCAGCCATATCAGCTAAGAGCACAAGTTCAACTCCATCATTTAGAATAACAGCTCGTAATAACCCAGACTTTTTTACAATTCCAGTTCCTCTCTCAGCTTTTATAACAATCAAGAAGGGTGTGTATGGAATTCAACAATTAACAACTATTATAAATTCTCAATTTAATAATCAATATGAAAATGGAACACAAATCCCTATTTCGAATGTAGAAAATGCCTTAGCATCTAGAAATTGGGATGGAACTTTAAATGATGGAAATAGTGGATTTACACATCAAATCCAACCTTTAAAAATGCGACCAGCTCCAGACGGAATTTGGCGTAGAAATATAAATGAAGAAGTCATCGCATCTTGCCCAACACACTGTTTTATTCCAGCTTGGGATTATGCGGTGGCTCGGCCGAGTTTCGCTGTGAGCCGAGAACCAACTAGAATTAATTATACAAAAAGAGTAGATGTCAATGATGCGGCGAATAAAGGGGCTGTGTTTTTTTTAACAGATAATGATAGAACTACAGTATATAATTTAGAACAATATTCAGTTGTTTTGACAAGACAAGATGTAAATTTTGAAATAGGAGAGAAACACGGATTAAGTGTTGGAATGACTGTTGAAGGACAAGGAATACAAGATGGAACAACTGTTGCTGGTGTAAGCGGAACTGGTGATAAAGACATCGCTTTAAATAAACCCCCATTAATTAGTGGAACATTTAGTTTAAATTTTTATTCAGTTGGAAATTACGAAAATCCAGAAACAAAAAATATAGCAGATTACCAAATTGGAACACGAGGATTAATGGTTGGTGCTCCAGAAGTAAATTTACAATTCGACACAGATTTGTCAGCTTTTTCTATTAATAATTTACACGCCAGTTATAGGATTGCCTCACACGATATATTAGGAAATGAAAATCCATCCGCTGGAAAGGTTGGTGTTGGCCTCAAAAGAATTGCCGAAGTATTTGACCAAGACCCTTGGGGTGCTGGGCAAACTCTTTGGGGGACAGCTGGGACACTGCCCACACATACTGGGACAGCCCACGATAATAAAAATATATTGACAAATGTAAAATTGAGTGGAACTTTAAATGTTGAAAATATACAAATTGGGGCGACCATTGAAGGGGATGGGTTCGCACAAATAGATGGACAAAAAGCAATTATTACTGAAATAGGGTCTTTAACAAATCCGCTTATTGGCGACAACGGAATACCAACACAAGGATTGAAAATTAATAGAGCAGCAACTAGTAGTCATACTGACGCAAATTATGAAATAATAAATCAAGGCGTTACGACGGCTGTAAGAAATACACTGAGGTCTAGTCTAGAAACCCCAGTCAGTAGAGTTGGTGGTGTTATTGTTTATAATTTTGCGAAACAAACAGCGTCTAAATATGGGGACATCGATTTAACAGCGTCATTCGAAACTCACGCATCTTTCAAGGATTTTTTTTCAGTCGAAGCCGAAGCGAGGAAAATATGGAAAACAAAAACTCTTTGGGGGAAGCTAGGATTTTCATATGAACAATTTAATGATGACACTTATATGGAACAAATAGCTCAATATAATAAAACTGGAGGATACAAGCTAAGAGGTATTACATCAAACACTAAATTAGATTTATCGACAATCCCCCAAGTCTCGTCCCAAAATAACCCCTCAAAATTCACACTCCCATCCAGCGACGGAGGCCAAGCTCTTAATACACCATTACAGTATTATAACAATTTCGATTATAACACACCAAGAACTCAAAGAAGCACTAGAAACGGTTTAATAGATGGCTCATCAAATGGGGATAATATATTGTCATATGCTGGCTCAAGATATGAAATGGCCACTCTTATAAATGTAGAAGCGAACCCAACAGCGTTAGTAGCTCAAAGCTTACCATCCCTTTCAAAATTCGGCTATTATTTAATAACAAGTGATTTAGTCCCAACATATAAAGATGTAGTTTCCAAGGGCGACCCACTAGGATTGTTAGGTGTTGTTGCTAAAACAAATTTATCTAGTCAAGATTTCATCCCAGTGGCTGACAGTAATATAGTTCAAACCTTAACACAAGATACACAAATTCAAAATATTAAAGTCAAGGTGCTCAACCCCGACCTAACAAATCCGCAACTCAGTGAGAATTCATCCATCATTGTGAGAATAGATGTCCCAGTCCCTCCCCCCTCTCCACCACCCAAAGAAGGCGAAGCAAAACATCCTAAGAAACGATGCCCTAAGACTGGCGAAAAAATATGTAGATGTCCGCCAAATGAAGTTGGAAAAAAAATGGAGAGTGAGAAAAAAAAAAATGATAAATAATTATGGATGTAAGATTAGTTGTTGGTGATATAGAAGAGAAGCTATTGGAACTCAAACAAATGATAATTAAATATGAAACTGAAAATAAAGCACTCAAATTAAAAGTCGCGGATATGAAAAAATATATTAAAAATAAATAG